TTATGTATTCTTTTTGTTCTTTTGTCCATTAAAATATTCTCATTACCCAGTTCTCTGCACAATCTTCTGCATAACTTTCAGAATGTTGATGTACTTCTCTGGTTTCTATTAATTCATTTCCTTCGTATAAGTCTACTTCAAAACCAGATTCGGTATTGTAGACCTTTGCTGTTCTACCATTTTGTTTAAAAATATGGTATAATTCGTAATTGCTTCTAGTCCTCATTATATATCTCGTTTAACATTGGTTCAAATATTTGTCGTCTAAAATATTCTATATCTTTTTCTTCAAAAACTATTCCTAGTTTCTTTTCTACTCGTCTTTGCTCATGAATCCATAGTCTATATTCTTCATAAAGCATACTTTCTGGATAGTAAATCATTATTTCCCTTCCCTCTCTCTTTTCTTCTTCTCATCTACTAGTACTGTAGATTCCCAAAGAAACCACGACATAGGTACTAAAACTACTAAAGAAAGCATAAAAGCAATAAATGTTTCCATTACTCTACTCTCCTTACTATCTTAGGTATAATTTTACCACTTCGTATAACTTCCACTTTACAACCTATTTCTAAGTCTAAGGCTTCTATGAATCCTGCATTATGTAATGTTGCTCGTGAGATATTAGCGTCATCAATTACTACTGTTTCTAGTATTGCAACTGGAGTTACTGCTCCAGACTTACCAACATTCCACTCAACATCTAGTAGAGTTGTAATCACTCCTTGATCTCTTACCTTGTGTGCAAATGCTCCTCGTGGGTGATGTGATGTAAAGCCGAGTCTATAAAACTCCTCTACATTATCTAATCGCCACACTGTCCCATCAGTTGGATAGTAATACTTATCCACAGTTAAAACAGTAGCAAAACCCTTTGCTCCTAACTCTAACAATCTATGTGACCATTTTTCATGGGTAACTGGCTCTGCATTATAAGCAACAAAAACTAAGTCAAGGGACCTCTGCTTAAATTCTTCAATGTCTTTAAGGTTTAAGGAACCTGCTGCATAGTTTCTTGCATTAGGTATTTCGACAGGAGCGACTACTTCTCCTGTAACTTGTAATATCTTTTCGTCTGTTTGTATCTGACGAGGAACAAGATATTTCATTTTGTCTGTAATTGGAACACCTTTCTTTCCATCTCCACGAGTAAGCGCCATAGTATATACACCCTCTACATAAAGAATACTTACTGCACTCCCATCTAGTTTAGGTGTAATTACTACTGATTCATCGTCTGCCCATGTAGGTGGAGTAGTCTCTCCAGCAAATACTTTCTGTAAAGACCACATAGGAAAGGTGTGAGGAATACGCTCCTCTCTATCATCTTGATAACCAACATGGTCGTCTACTGTCTTTAGTCTATCATAGACATCGTCAGCGATCAATGGTTTACCATTGAAATACGCCATGTCACATTGCTTTAGATAATTTTCCAAACTCATGACTATATTATAACTAAGTTTGAGGTTTTTGTCAAGAACTATTTTTCAATTCTGATAAATATTGTCAAGTAAATCTTTAAAGTTTTCTTCGATAACTTTTTTACTTTCTGCTAACGACAGAATCTCAACTAATGCTGAGAATAGCTCTCTTGAATTATCAAAATCTAATAGCATAGAAATACCCTCTTTCGAAGGCTTCCATTCTTCGGTAAAATCTTGATAATATTTTCTGATGTGCAAATACTCTTTACCTTTGAAAGTATTTACCATAAGATATATTTTTTCGCCCTTTTCTTCATTGTAATGAATCTCTCTTTCATACATTGAAGGAGCATTGTGTAATTCAATCATTTTTCAATATCTTTGAGAGAGGAACAATCGAAACTACATTCTCAGGAACTAACAATCTGTAAGAGTCAGTATCCCAGCACCAGCATAATACCTGATGTTGATTTGGTTTTGCACGATTTCTTTTTGACTGAATATAGTCATTGTCGAACTCCATTGTGCAAACATTATACTTTAGTTTTCGACTTTTTGCACTACGATAAGTGATTACTGCATCGCCGTGCTTTTCCATCTCTTGTATAAATTTTTCTTTTTTCATTTTTCTCCTGCGTTGGTTGATGTAATCTTTCACCGTCCAATCGCTAGTTTGAAAAACAACTGAATTTACAAGATATAAAAATACCTCGATCCATAAAGAATCGAGGGTATTTTAATTAACTATTAAGTTTGTTAATAGCTTCGGCAAAATACTTTGCAGCTTTACCAGTGAGTTTGCTAATGATGGAATCATCAACATCAATTCCAGCGTCATTTAGAGCTGAACTCAACTCTTGCTGTGCGCCTTCTTTTGATACTCTAGTACCGCCACCACCTGATGCTTTGCCAACAGCAGGGGTTTTCTTAACATAGACACCTGCTTTTGTTAGAATCATTCTAACGCCATTAGGTGTTTGACCTATATTTTCTGCAATATCTGAAACAATCTCCATACTTGTTTCTGGAGTTGGATCAGCGCCTTGGTAGTCTTCTACTACCTGTGCTTTCAATTCATCTGTCCAATTTGACATTCTGCTTCTCCTTTTGTAAGATTCTGGCAACCCGGGCGCCCACCCTGTCGCTTGCCTCATCTGTAAATAAAATCTATCACTCATTTATATATATATTATATATAGAAATAAGGATATTGTCAAGAACTATTTTAGACATGCTATGAAAAATGCCTTTTAATCACGCCTAATTTATCTTCTGCCTCTGCAATTTTAGCCACTTCTACTTCGATAGCTTCAACTATCTCAGAGTGTTCTCCAATGCCGACAGGATTTCTAGTATATGCAAGTATGTTTGCTTCTGCTACTGCAACTTGACCTTCTAGTTTTTTAGCTAATGCTTCTAATAAATAACTCATTTTACTGCCTCTACATATGATGCTACAAATGTGAATCTATACTTTTCATGTAGCACTGCTGGTAAAAGTAGTGGCGCAACAATACATGACATCATTGTAAACAAAATGCCACTTAGAAACCACCATTTTACTACTACTGAATCTGGTTTGACTAATCTTAATACTGACATAGCAGGCCACCAAAGCCTCCATACTGCCATTATAACTGTTGCTATCCAAAATCCAATAAGTATATTAGTATAATTTAACTCCATATTCTTCTAGGTGTCGAAGACTGCCTAGGTTACACGCTAGTTGATTTCTATATCTACCACCATGTTTTACATATGGAAAGAGAGTGTCACTAAGATCAAAAGGCGGTTCTATTGTATAAACTAAATATCCATACTGACCATCTGGGTTTACCCATTCATTTTTTACTATAGCTGGTGTATTATTAATTACACACCATACTTTCTCTCCAATCTCGAACCTTTCTTGAACACACTGCTCTGGCAACATAACTTCTTTCCAGTTATATCCAGTTGCAGGATATTTAAAAGGCACTCCGACTTTTTCTATAATATTCTTCACAAATGCAGGTGAACGATACAAACTTGATGCGATGTCTGAAAGGTTATACCCCTCAATGTACATCTCGCATACTGATCGTATCTCATCTTTTGTTGCTAGTTTGCCTTTGTTTTGTGACTTTCTAAGAGCAACAAATGCTTCCTGATCTTTGTGATCCTCTATTATCCTTGCCAATCTTGTTGTGTTATATGTTATTCGAAGCATTTGACAAGCTTCTTTCTTTGTGATTGGCTTCTCACTTTCGAGTAAATCTATTACTCGTTGTATGTTTGTTTTAGTTAAATTCTCGTAATCTTTCTTTTTTATCACTTTCTACACTCAATAATATAATTGCGTAATGAATTATCTTTAGTACATCATCTCGGTTATAGCCATTCTTCTTGCCATAACGCTGAGCATATTTAATTATGTTACCTAAACAGAATCCTACTCCATGACCTGCGTCATTTATGAACTCTGTGGACTGTATCTTGTTCATGCTGTAATGCTTATCGTAAGTGCTATCTATCCATTCTTTAATTTCAGCTAACACTTCGTCTTCTCTGAACTTATACATTTCTTCGTCTCCTCTTAGGTTTTCGATTGTGTGATCTCCATCTGCTTACTGAAGATTTTGCACTTCTTATGAAGTCATCTCTTTCAGAATCAGCGAGATTTTCAGGAATAAAAATATTTACTCCTCTATAAAAAAATTTTTCCATTTATTTACTTGTTATCCGTTGATCATACCAAGCCAACCCATCGTCCCACCAATCTGGTATAGGACGATGCGACCACTTCGCAAAGGTTGCCTTGTCTGTGTGATAATACAGACGATACGAACCTACGACATCGTCTGGGTCTTTCAGCTCATCTGGCATAGCCATACCGAAAGGAGTGAGTCCATCTCTAGGCATATTTTTAGGCTCTGGTAATTTATTAATTACTTCAACCACTGACTTATGCTCCTTACCATAACGATAATGATATTCGTCATTCAACGCATTAGCATAGCAAT